CTGCCACTAGTGTCCGAGCCCCGACGGCTCTAAACACCTCCATCCCGGTCGCCCTGCTCTGCTGTAGAGCCCCACGACGCAAAACCGAACATCCCCCCGCCTCAAACGGACGCCGTGTGTGTTATTCTCAAAGGGGTTCCGAATCCCAATGATATTAGCACAGGCCTGAGCCCCACCAACCCGAAGGAAAGTCAGAGGTGCGTGCACATGACTTTTACGATGGGCACACTCAGGTCCCTCCCCTTACAACAGGGGGCACGTACGGTCTTCGAGAGACGGTACTCAGCCCGGCGGTGCACGACCGCCACAGGTAGCCGGAGCCACAAACTCAACCTCCCAAGTGAACCAGCGACACGACCCAGGCATAAGCCAGCTGACGCGCCCAATCACAAGGGAACTCCTCCTACCACACATCCCTCCTTCGTCTGAGAGAAAGACCAGACCCGGTCCAACTGAGCCAGAACAGAACGGTCAAAAGACCGACGGAACAGCTCAGCCTTCCACAGGCCCAACCTTTCTGACTGAGTCTCGAAAGACTCAGGGACAAAAAAGAAAGGCGGCTTCTTTGCGCGGGAAGCATGACCGCATCCTCTCCAGCCGACGAAGCTGAGGAAGATCCTCTGGGGGTTGACCCCATAGGGATAGCCACGACGTATTTTCCCGCAGGACGGAGAAAATACGTCTCTCTTCAAACCCCCCCTCCTACCCTCGGCCCAGAGAAGCTCTCGAAGAGCTTCCTGTTCCTCGGTCGTAGGCTTCCCCGGAAGCCTACGCATACCATCTTCGCACTGAGGCTGTGAGTCACGAGGAAGTTCCGAGAACCTCCTTAGACGCGAACTCGCGCGAATGATGCCCATCTCTCGTTTCCAAGATGGGTAGGTCTTATGACCTAGTTGGGAGGGGAGAAAACACCACCGCCTTCCGATTCTAGAGCGTGTAAACGCATCTACGAAGCCCGGTCCAGCTGTTGCACAGGCCTCCGCCATGTGTAGCAAACCCGGGTAATCGGAAGGCGCTCCGCCTCTCCTCAGGTGACGCACCTCGCGCCACCTGTCCCCCACACGCAAGAAAGCGGTCGAGTTAACCTCGGCCACATTCCGCGCCACAATCGTCTTATCACTGTTGAGTCGGAACCCAGAAGGGTAGTCCTGCACAGTGATACCTCGCGAGGCCGAGATGACACAGTCATCCCCATTCACGAGGAAAGTGGCGCTCCGGTCGAACCTAGCAGCCCAAGAGGCTGCGCAGTAAGACTGGATGCAGAGAAGGGGGAAAGAGAGGTAGGAGCCCATCATCTGTCCATGCCGTACCTTCATCGTCCAACCATTGGTCCCAACGAACCAAGGGCTGAGAGACTGTCTCGCTAAAGAGCGGACAGCATCAGGGATCTTCAGAGAACTGAAGAATGCGACGTCGAAGATAGCTTGAGCCACATCGTGACTCAAACCGTCGGTTGCGGATACCAGATCAACCGAGGTCTGGTATTCGTTGGTGAGGACAGATGTCATCCTTTCAGGGGTGGGAGGACCCGTAAGGACCCAGCTCTGACGACTTATGTGAGAGTACATAAGTCGGTGCAAGGGGGCAAGAACGTCACACCTCTCATCAAAGATGAGAAGTGGTCTTTTCTTCCCTGCAGACTGGACCTCCTTATATCTCGCCATAAAGGCCGGTGCCGAACCGCCTCTATGAAGTGCGAAATCTGAAAACTCTTCTCGGCGACCAGCCCAAAGGTGGTCCGCACGCGACTTCAGAGGAAGTCGCGAAGTGGGGTTGGGAACGTGAGAACTGACGAAGTTCTCATAAGTTCGATCCCAGCCCGCTTTGAAGAGCCGAGCAGATACACGCCGAACGTGATCGAGATACTCGGGAGATGAGGGGGGGTGTTGAGAGGTCGCGTTGGATTCCCACTTGGGGCGCGACGACGGAGTGTGGACGCGGCAACCTGCTGGCAGGTTGCGTCTAATTGATGAGAGAGAGTGAGCCAAGGCCCACCTCTCCATTCGCCCAAGTCTCTGCAGGCAACAGAGACCGTCATTTCTTTCCCTGCCCTGGCGGCGCGGGAAGACTACAGAGGGACGCTCCTTCCCCTGTAGTAGTAAAAAGGAGAGCAAGCGGTTGAGTTCACCAGGAACGACGTCCGGAAGTTCGCAATACGGTAAACCGTATCGAATCCGAAGCAACGTCATCCCATTGTGGACCACC